TTTGACACTACCTGTATCAGGGTCGTGATGAACTAAGTGAGCATGGAACTCAACGTCTGGATGTGCTTTCTTCAATGCGAGAAAATGGTCTAGATTAGACTGCGAATCGTCATATAAATGGACTTTTTTATACCCATTCTTTTTAATCTGATCAGAAATAACTTTTGCTTTATTAGGTCCCGGAGGTCCAACAGGATCTACGTTACCAGCACGGCGGACGTGAACTTGATTAATATCAACACCATACTTTTTAAAATGTTTGCCAAACGCATCTTTATCGTCGAAATCTTGACGAGCAGTGACCATTTCAACATTCTTATTATTCTTATGAATAGCTTTCATCTTCGCAAGCATTTTACGAATAGGTTTTGCTGATTGTTGAAAAGTCTTAGAAGACTTAAACTCGCTAAAATCATATTCATGTTCTGGTTTTAACTCGTGTGTATTAAACTCTTGGTTATTTAAAGAACCTACACGCTGTCCAGTCTTCTTATCTTTTAAATGCACTTTAAGTTTATCGTGGTCATGTGCAAACAAAGTTTCATCAATGTCAAAAGCATGATATGTCTTAGAGTGTGGATCTAATGCTTCTGAGATGAAATCTTTGAAAGTCTGCATCTTACTTCTTCTTTCCGATATTATATTTTGCAACTAGCGTCCACTGATCCTTTTCCTTATGAGGTAGAATCTTAATCTGATTTAATGTAGCACGCGGATTAGCTGCTTGGTTTTCGTCAACAATCTTAATCAGTCCCCAGTCTTCTAGGAGCTTAGCAATAGTATTACGACGACCTTTATCTTCTTCAGAGAAAGTAAAAGGCTTGCCATCTAGAGCAAACATCTCTTTAAAGTGTACGATGTAAAACTTACCCTGTTTGTGTAAGATGTGACAAGATTGATATAGTGTCTTGTCTTTGCGTGAAGCAACACCGATGCGTGTTAATGTTTCGCGGACTTTTAGGAAATCATCTTCCTCGCCCAATTTAATTTCTAATAGAGTTTCTAAAACGCTCATGTTGTACCACCTGTATATAATCTTTTCTTTATTATTATTAGTTGTTCAGGTGTCAGTAGTTCTAAGGCTGCTGCTGCTTTCACAGTGTTGTATTTGTAGTACTCTTTAATAACTTCAATATCACTATCTGACTGTTTCTTCACCCATTTCGAAAACCTCTTTTTAGGGCGTACACTATTTAGTAGATAATGAAACTGAAGTTTGTTATCCAAGTGGTGGTTCATATTCATCTCATTAGCATACTGTATAGTGTCTACAAAGTACGATAACGAACGATTAGTCATAAAAGGCACATAACTCTTTTCAGCCAACTCGTCGTTGTCTGTATCGGTCATCATGTCCTTCTTAGTGAAGTTCACTGCATTTACATAATCAAACGGATTGCTCATTTAGTTTTTTCCCTGTACTCAATACCTCAGCAGACTTGTCCCAGAACTCAGAACATTCCCCACAGATTTCTAGCTCAACTAGACCTTCCGCAGTTTGTAGTCTTAGATCATGGATGCCGTTTTTTTCCTTTAGAACTTTCTTACAGGAAGCGCATTTTCTGCGTTTCCACCAGCTCATAGGAACTTACAGTCTGCCATAATTTCTGTCAAACATGCTACAAGATTAATTTCATGATCTGCAACAAAGGCTGACTGATATTGGTATTTAGCTAGGATAATAACCAAAAGTGGAATAGAACCAGTATCAATATGTACCGAAGCGGTATCGTACAGTAGACGGAAGATAGCGGTCGAGTCTGTATCAATGTTCTCAGCAACCCACTTACGAAGTGAAGTATAGTCACGTTCCTTCATAAACGTAATTGCTTGCTTAAAGGTAGTCTCTGTTAAGTTAGCAAGCAGACCAGAGTCAATCTTACCTGTAGACGAGTAGCGCTGTAGCTCGTTAATTACACGGCGCCAGTCGGGATAGTGCTTCTTAATAAGTTCTGCGACCACTGCCTTGTCGTATTCAATACCTTCAGAGTCAAGAATATGACATAGCCGTTTCATCATCTGCTTAGCAAGTTCAGGCAGATCTTTCTTTTTAATCTTAAACTCTACAACCGAACACCGAGAATGTAGAGGCTCAATAATACGATTCTTAAAGTTGCAAGTAAGAATAAAACCACAGTTACGGCTAAACTCTTCCATAAAGTTACGAAGAGCAGGCTGAGTCGAGTTAGCGTTTAGATAGTCAGCCTCATCAAGGATAACATACTTACGTCCGCCCATAAGAGACACAGACGAAGCAAACTGCATAATCTCGTTACGCAGTGTGTCAATGTTACCGTTCATCGAGCCGTTAATGATAATATAGTCACAGCCTAGCTGCTCCAACATAGCACGTGCTACTGTAGTCTTACCACAACCAGCCGAGCCTGTTAGCAACAGATTAGGGATATTTCCCTGATTAACAAACTCTTGAAAGGTATCCTTTAGCTGCTGTGGCAGAATTGTATCTTCAATAGTCTGCGGGCGATACTTCTCTACCCAAAGGAATTCTTCCAACATAATATATCTCCATCACAAAAAAAGTTTACGATCTGTGCTATTTGTATAGTTATAATATACATGTTACACAGACCGTAAACTAGAGTCAATTAAAATCAGCCTTCAAAAGTAGAAGTCTGTTCCATAGAAATCCAATACTCTACATCAGTTCCCTTAAAGTGCGAAATGCCCTTCTTAGATAGTGATACAGTGTAGTCACCAGGTAGCAACTTAATGTTTTCTGCTGTAAAGATAAAACAGAACTTCTTATCTGTGTCACCTACTTCTGCACGGTAAGACGGAGCACCAGTTGCATTGCCCTGACTAGACTTTGGTCCGAGTGCTACAGTCTTAGATTCCAGATAGATCTTACCATTTTCTCCAGTAATACAGACAGCGTTTGCGCCTGTAATACCCATACCCTTTAGAACCCGATTAATATCTTCGTTCTTTAGTTCAAACAAGACGTCTGGCTCTGGAAACACAATCTCCTTCTCAGGCGGAGTCTTAATAAGAGAAGGTTCGGAATATGTATACTCGATACGTTCGTTATTCTGTGCGATCTCTACATAAGAATCATGCGGAATAAGTTCTGGATCTTCGAACATAGAAATTGCACTTAGAAGCTTAGGCACATCATAGATTGCGAAAGCCTTTTCAATTTCAGTATCGATAGTAGCTTTTGCGAGGATAGACTTAGTCTCCGACATAGTCTTCAACACATTACCTGTCTTAAAATGCAGGGCTTGGTGAATAGACGCAAAGTTACGTAGAATCTGGATTGTGCGTGTAGAAAACTTCATAATATAGTCCTTTCAAAAATTAATTCTTGAACTTCTTCAATTGTGATGGGTCTGCTGTAGCAGATGCCCCTATTTGTGCAAGATCAACTAAAGATCCTCCAAAGACGTACATACCTACGTGCTGTAGTTGCATCCAAGGACAGAACCAAACCTTCATACCTGCATTACGAACCCACTGACAGAACATATAGTCTTCTGATAGGTAACGCTTAGTATATTCCTTAATAACACCGTTATTCGGATCTGTAACAAAATTGAGAACCTGTTCGTGGGTGGCTTGTGGATTCTGTTCCAAGAAAGCCTTTAGTTCATTAGTAATGTTAGTACGCTTACCGTCAATAGGTGTATCAAAGAATGCCATAATTTCACGGCTACCATCAAAATGTTCTGTACGAACATGGTCTGGCCTGTATAGCTTTTCAGGATATAGTTCCTGAAACTTCTCTAGTGTACGGCGGCGAATCATCATAAACCCAGTTCCTGCTTCGAGAACTTCAACAGGCTGATTAAGAGGAATAGAACCGGAACCGCTTGCAGGATTAAATACATAGTCGCCCACATATTTTTCCAGATCTGCTGGATTATCGTCGGCGAAGCCCTTGTCTACAGCCGTCTTAATCTTTTCCCATGATATACACTTTTTCGGATAAGGTCCAGCTAATACGTCATAATTATCTTGCGTATCATCAGGATCTTGTAGTGCTAGAAGGGCAATAACATCCCGAGCATTAAAGCCGATGTCAGAGTCAATAAACATCATGTGTGTATCACCTGAACGTAGGAACTCGTCTGCGCAGTAGTTTCTAGCTCTCGTAATCAAACTTTCATTAAAAAGAAAGTAGAAACGAACTTGAATACCGTAATGTGTACACAACGCTGAAAGATCTGCAACTGAACGTGCAAACATACCTGCGCATTGTCCGCCATACATAGGCGCTGCTACAAACAACTTGCGCTTCTGTAGTTCTTCAATTGGTAGTTTAATTTCTATATTATCACTCATTATTAAATAACCTTATTTTCAAATGTAGAGGTATCATGTACGTGAAGTTGGATGATAGCGTAGTGGATTACCTTCAGAAGGTCTTTGCGCCATTCGTTTGGATCTCCCTTGCGACCATATCGCTGTGCGTACTTGAGCACATTACCAATGCAAAAACCGGTACCATGACCATTGTCTATGATAAACTCGGTTGCTTGATATTTGTTTTTGGAGTAGTGTTCACCGTAGGTATTATTGATGTATTCGGTGATCTCTTGAAGTGCATTGCCTTCATTATATTTATATCCGATTTTCTTCTCTGCCATTATTTTCTCCTAGATATGTTCCATAATATCTCGATTAAAGATTCCTGCTGGAACCGGATTCTCAATAAACTTATCTTTACCTTCTGGGTCGTAGCAGAGGAATTCCACTCCGTTAAAATTACGTTCTTTAGTTGTAGGTTTTTTAAGATCTTCTACAGACAACTTATACACATAGTTGTCGTATAGAAAAAAGAATAGAAGAAAGAAATTACAATCCTTCAGTTCAGCGATCTTTAGGTAGTCTTTGACATCTTTAAGCTCGATATTCATCATACCCTTCCAGCCTTTCTTACACTTAACTTCTACAAGTGTCTTACGACCTTCAGGTGGTGTAATAAGAACATCAGGCAGACACATATTATTCCACCTATAACCTTTACCGTAGTACTCTTCTACAGTTTCTACCATACAATCTTTGTATTCTGAACGTAGATAACCTAAGGTAAAAGCCTCTCCTACATTACCGACTAATTTAGCGTATGTGAATTTCTTATCCACATTTAGTCCAATACGTCAGTATACAGGTGTGGCTTTTGTGCTATGCGCGCATTAATACGGGCAAGAACGATGTTATTGTCCACTTGTGTTGCAGACCAATCTTTGTACCAGCAAGTATCGAAACCATCAAAATATAGAATACGACTACGATCAGGTTTATAGCCTCGTCGTTCCATTTCGTCTGCTAGTTTGTTAAAGCGCTTCTGTAGAAAGCCTAGCTTATCATAAAAGAACTTTACATGTCCCTTATTAAGAGTAAACTCTTTAGGAATTTCTTTTACAATATCAGTTTTCTTACGTGTCTTAAGACTACGCTTAAGAGAAGCAGGTACCATAGTAATTTCACGGATTTCAGCAATCAAATGCGCACGCTTCAACGTTCTCGGATCAATGTCCGAATTAATACGCGTCATAACAAAGTATCTCCATTAACGAGAGAAGTAGTCCCAATAACCAGTCTTCTTAATCTCTTGACAATGATAACATACACCACAATGCTTGTCAACTTCACCATTGTAACAAGACCACAGTCGAGATACATCTACATCATTATCAATAAGATATTTAATAACTTCCTGTTTAGTCATCGGAGTTTCGCCATCAATAAGAGGCATAATAAACTCTACCTTCTGGTTCTCAGAACAGAATGTGGCAATATCAGACATCTTCTGGAAGAACTCAATAGAGCAATCCGAGAACGAATACGGATCTCCAGGACGTACCTTAACAGTCTTAGAGCCTACGGCAATCGTGTCAAAGCCATTTGCTAGTGCCTTGTTAACAGACATAGCACCCAGAACAAAGTTGCGTACCGGAATGTATTCCGAAGGTGTGTTCGGATCCGGGGAAAAGGTATCCATAAACACTTCAGAATAATAATGACCCGTATATGTGTCTGGATAGTTTTCTTTCAAGTATTCTACGAAATAGTCTACAGCGAGAGATTCTTGGGCGACATATGCCTGTTCAAGATCAAAGAAGATTGTTCCGAACACGACACCAGACTCTGCGATCTTTAGTGTAGATCCTACAGAGTCAATGCCTCCAGATAGCTGACTTAGTACCTTCATAGTGCCATTAGTTCCTTATAAAAGTTTTCATATTGTTCATCTGTACCTGTCCAAGTAAAGATTTGTAGGTCTCCAGAGTTACCATATAGTTTAAACTTCTTTAGACGTTCACGAACTTCAGGAGTTGTTACAACAGTAAGCACAGGTTCTATGCCTTTAGTCTCTATGCCTTTAACTGCAAGGAGATCTTTAATAATGCCATAACGTGTATCAATAGTTTTACGATGCTTATCCAGATCAAAATCTACCAATATATCGTAAAAATGTTCAATAGCAGATACAGCAGGTGTATTAGGTGTTTCGTTTTTAAGCGAAGCATCGTAATACTTCATTAGAGACAGGTAAGTAGGTTCTGTTTCCCTAAACAGTTCCTTCATTGTAGCTTCATTCTTAATAACAATCAAGGATAATCCTGTCACCGAGCCCAATTGCTTAAAAGAAACAGTGGTCCACACTTTGCCTACTGGATCATGATATGGAAAAGCAGAAACACAATCTGCGAAATCCACGTCCAGATTGTCATAGAACTTAGAAATACCAGTCTCGTACTGAACACCTACAGTAGAAGTTTCTTCGTCCGGAATAGGACCCACAAGGTGGTGGAAAGTATTATCTTTTAGACGAGAAGAGAAACCACCCTCTGTTACCACATCGGGATAGTTTTTCATAGAGTACATAACGATTTCGTTTGCTACTGTACCAGAACCAGTAACTAGCAGAACGATTGTTTCTTCAGGCAGGTTAAACTTCTGCTTAAAGAGATTTACAGTATTGCGATACAATATGTGGAAAGACTCACAACGATGCGAGTATTCAATAGGTAGTGCTGAAGGTCCAAACAATTTTTAATTCCTTTATCAATCGAAGAAACTATCCAAATTATTACCGTAGTTTCCTCTAAAGTCAATCCTTTTAATCCGGTTAGACGGTAAATGAATGCTAACCTTATCACGATATTCTTCGAACCAGTGTTCCGGGCTCTTTACGTTCTGTTGAATATTATGTAGCACACCAGTAAACGAATGCTTAGATGTGCGAATATTCTTTTCTGTCTTGTCAACTAGTTTAATAAAGTTGTAAGCAGAATACAACGAACACATGAGTGGACCACTGCGGTGGATAATACCTGCCTCGTCCGAAGGATGGTAACGTGTAGAACCAGTAAGTTCACTTACGATAACGTCTACCCAACGCTGTCTGTCTACACCTAGACTAGACTTAATAGCATCGGCAAACCTATCATAAACTCTACCAAATACTTCACGTCCCTCTGGATTGTCCTGCATACCAAAAGAAACGTCTCCGCCATGTTCTCCCAATACACCACCAAAGTTATACTTAGAAGTGTGTGTAGTAGAGTCGTAACTAATTTCATAATCACTAAAGAATGTTTCCTTCAGTGAAAGAACTGGCATAAGACGCTGTACAGATCCATACCCCAGCAAGTGGATCTTCTTTGGAATCTGTTTTGGCTTGTCAAGAGCTAGAAACGAGAACAGAGTGTCCATAGCTTCTAGAGTGCCAATACCAATAGCAGAACCCGCGAGAGCATAGCCTCCAATCATACAGTAGTCTTCTTCAGGAATCTGTGCTAGAATGTTATCGAAGTACTCGATGTAATCTTCTAGAGCATTACCCTGAATAATCATTAGAGGCTTGCTATCGTAGTTTTTAGTATCGTCTATACGATACTTTTTAAATGCCTGAATCTGTCTATACAAATTCTTTCCAGATTCAATACCGGCATCTTTGTTCTCAGAGACAACAAAGCGCTTAGCATTCATATCTGTACGAGGATCGCCCATTCCTGGAATAATTTCCAATGGAATTTTATCAATACTCATCGAGATATTAGAGTTAAGAGCCTGTGTCTTGTAGATCTTTGCTTCTACATCAGGTGTAAGAGGCTTACCCTTCTGTGCTAACTGTAGTCCACCAGAGTCACTATGAATATACTTTACACAATCACGATAATTTTCAAACTTCTTAGGAAAAGAAGGTTCGACCATTGCGTTAAACAATAGTCCAAGATCATGATCTGTATTGTCGGATACGTATTTCAGAGCTTGACGCCCCATGTCAACAAGGACAGGGGCGTCAAAGTACGGCGTGGTTATCTTTGTGTGCGACAACCCAGAAAGCACATATTCTAATCTCATTTGCTGTTTACCAAATCCATAAATTCCTTGCGAACAGAAGAGTCCGACTTAAAGAAACCACCTAGCTTGCTTGTAATAGTATAAGAGCTAGTATCCTCTACACCACGCTGTGCAACACAATAATGCTTACCAGTAACAACAACAGCAATGTTGCTAGTTTCCAGAATACATTCTAGTGCATAGAACAACTGTTCAGCATAACGTTCCTGAATCTGTGGACGATGCGCAAAGAACTTTGCAATACGATTTAGCTTACTAAGACCAAGAACCTTATCTGCTGGAATGTAAGCAATGTGTACCTTCTGATCAATAGTAACAAAGTGATGTTCGCAAGAAGAAATTGCTGTAATGTTCTTTTCTACAACCATTTCGTCGTACTTCATCTTGTTCTCTACTACAGTACACTTAGGAAACTGCTCGTAGTTAAGACCACGAAAGATTTCGTTAACATACATCTTAGCAACACGAGTAGGTGTATCTACAAGACTATCATCAGTCAGATCCAACCCAAGTGTTTCCATAATATTACGGAAGTTCTTTTCGATCTTTGTAATCTTACTCTTGTCAGATACATTCAACATATCCAGAACTACAGGTGTTTCTACACCCTTAGATACCAAATACGCATTTACCTTCTTGCCTAGTTCGTAATCAGTTTTCATATTAACTCCTTCTGCTGTACAATATTACTTGTTATAGTGTATTTAGCAATTTCTGTCAAGCAGATACAAAAAAAATTAAACTAATTCTTCGTAGATGCCAACAAGTTCAGCCAACAACAATGCAATTGCAAGCCCAACGATACCGCCACTAGAAATTGCACATACACATCCAGCAATACGTAGACCGCTCTTGACGAACGATACGAGCTGATGCTTCTTAGGGTCTGGATATTTCATAATCAATCTTCCTTTTCATAAATTGCTGAGTTAGCACCATGTTCGGCACACTCTACTGACTGCACCCAACAACGGTTGTTAGTCTTTTCACGGATTAATTTGTCTGCATACTGGAATGCGTGGTATGCAAACTTTTCTGCGCCTACTCCGTCAAAGATACGAAGCTCTGCAAGATCAAGTGCTTCGAGTTCCTTTAACTTATCTAAGTGCGGGTCATTAATATCAACTGCGACCTTATGGTCGAAATTATCTTCTAGCCACGCCTTAATTTGCTTAAGACCGCCGAAGTCAACTGCCCAATTCTTATTGTCTAGTTCATCACAACCAAACTTAAAGGTAAATGCAAGGCTATACCCATGAAGTAAATGGCAATGCGAATGATCTGCGTTCGGTTGCCGAAATACAGCCGAAAGACCAATGTTGTGTCCATAATGTTTTGTACTATAATATGGCATATTGTATTCCCCTATTAGGTTAATAGAGCAGCAGAATTTAGTATAGCGGGATGATGCTGTTAAGACCGCTTACGCTTCCCATGGAAAGATTACCCACCGGGAATCCTCGTTACGATCTATAGTACGATCGTAAAAATCTACTTTAACATCTTGTGATGTATTATATATCATAGCAGAAATTCTAATATTGTCAATAGGTAAATCTCCTAGTCCTGCAGTAGATTGATACCAGTCTTCGAGTAATTCCCGAATAGTATCGCCGCCATCAACAATATCATCAACAATTAAAACTTTTTTACCGTTGTGTATATCTTCAGGAATCCAACAGTTAGATTCTTTATCAAAAATAGTAGTATCTCTTGTATTCCAGTGGACCATCTGTACCGGAATCTTCAGCTTATGAGATAGATAAACTGCTGGGACAGCGCCACCACGAACAATACCCACGATATAGTCAGGAGACCAGCCCGAAGCTGTGATAGCTTTGGCGATCTTATCGATACCGCTGCGAAAGTCGTTATACTCATAATCTATAATAGTAGTTGGGTCAATCATTTAAACTCCTTAGGTATGGATTAAACGTTCAATGCGTTGTAGCCTTAAGATATCTGCTGCAACGTCATGTATAGAGTTATGTAGAATGAACTTAGCGTCCCATGCTTTTTCATCTTCTTCGGGACAAAATCCATTCTTTTTGTTCTCGAAATTAAATCGTGTATCTATATATGTTCTGATATCTCGCATCTTCCAGAACTTGAGTAGTTTATTTAGATCTTCGTTAGAAGAAACATCAACAAACTGACGTTGCAACAATACTGGATCAAAACAGTTAGCTCTAGACCACCAGCAATCAATCTTATACGGTGTTAGATAATTCGTAATGTTAGATACAAACTGTTTTTGTGTAATATCTTTATCGCTTGGAAACAGTTGCTTACGAGCTTCCTTACTCTGTCCCATCCACCAGTCGATGTTTTCTTGTTTAGGCTTGTAACCATACTTTTTCTGATCTTCTAGATCAAACTTATCCATCTTGATAGATTCGATAAGTTCTTCAAAAGTGTATGGGTTATCGCTAGTAAAACGTTCCCAATCAAAAACAAAGTACGCACAATTAATTACAGGACAATCAAAAACAAAGTTTCCAATAGACTCGTAATCTAGAATAAAGTTATACTTCATTATGTGGCCCAGGCGTTCTTAAAGAGAGGAACCTGTAGACGATCAGAGTATCTCCAACCACGTTCTAGTGCCATAAGTGCTACGTTCTTGTTATTTAATGTGTAAACAGATTCTACACCACCTACAGGCATTAGATATACTGGTCCAATAAACCCAGCATCACGATACATTGCAACAGCCTTCTCAGCATCAGCGACATCTTCTTCGTTTGCTACAACAAACTTCAAATAAGTGTAACCAACCTTTTCATAATCTACAACAATCTCTGGTTTAATAGCTTCTTCAAAAGTATGTCCAGAACAAGGCAACTTAGCCGACACAGAAAATGTAATAGCTGCTGGATGAAATTCACTCTTAAGATAATCAGCTAGTTCCGAATTAAGTTCTTGTGTGCCATTAGTCTCGAATGTAATTTCCTGTAGTTCAGGCATCTTACTAATAAGTTCAATATATTGCTTCTGCCAACCAAGTAGAGGCTCTCCTCCTGTAATAACCAGATGCTCGTCCAACCATTCTTTATGTGGTAGTAGCTCATGAATACGTTCTACAATAGCATCTACTTCCAACATAGGGCTTAGGTGCTTAAACCGTGGATCCCAGCTCGCATAAGAATCACAACCTGTAGTAACTAATGGCAGATTGCCATATTCCTTGTAATCTTTAGGATCGATAGCTTCACGTTCCTGTGACAGTTCTCCACGAGGCATACCAAAACCCTGGCAATGGAAATTACAACCAAATGTACGTAAGAAGATAGAAGGGACGCCCATATAACGTCCCTCTCCCTGAATAGAATAAAATAGTTCAGATACTTTAATAGGCATAATGTAGTTCCTTATTTTGTCGATTAGCTTTCTTCTGTTGACTGCGTGCTTGTTCTCTATGATACGAAGAAGCGAGACGGATATAATTCTCCCCGTTAAGATGAGATAATTCATGCTGAAAGATTCTTGCTGTCATACCATCAAAAACACGAGTAAGAGTATTTCCGTCTGGTTCCGTATAACGGACCTTGATAGTACGAGGGCGCTTAATCTTGACAAACAGATTAGGATTAGACAGACACCCTTCCTCTAGTACAATAGTATCAGGATCATAATGTACTATAATAGGATTAAAACAAGGAATTAATTCATCTGCATTCATAACAAATACACGGTATGGAAGACCACATTGATTTGCTGCTAGTCCAATACCATTATGATGTAGCATTGTTTCGGCTAGATCCGTAACTAGATCTAGGGGATTTACTGGCGGATTAGAAAAATCAAAACGTTCCATTTCCTGTTTAAGAATTGGACTATTTGCTGGAATTAAATCAAGAATCATGCTGCGATCCTACTAAAAACTTGTTTTCTATAAATACACTATACTACATGGAGGATATAATGTACACTGTTTATTTTACCTACTATATCTATAATAGGATAACAAATCAACATTATTATGGAGCCCGTTGGAAAACAGGATGCCATCCTAATGATCTATGGAATACGTATTTTACCTCATCAAAAAAAGTAAAACAACTCATAAAAGAACATGGTAAAGAATCTTTTGATGTACAAATACGAAAAATATTTGATACAAGAGAACAATGTCAATTATGGGAACAAAAAGTACTAACTAAACTCAAAGTAAAAACCAGAGAAGATTGGTTGAACATTGCTATTGGAGCGCCGCCAACACCAAAAATAGGCTATAAACACAAACCTGAAACTTTAATAAAAATGCGAAAACCCAAAAAAGAAAAATGGTCAGAAGAAAGAAAATTAGCAAAAAGCCAAGATGAAAAAAATAAAATGGCTAATGGTAAACAAATGCCGTCAACAAAAGGCTATAAACATACAGCTGAAACCATAGAAAAAATGAAAGGGCGGGTTGCTTGGAATAAGGGCAAAAAAGGTGTTTCTGTAGGTTGGAATAAAGGCCTTAAAAAGACCAATCCAAATGAACCAAAGATAACAAAAACTAATTCATTAGGTAGTAATACGTGAGAAATTAGCATGCTTCTCGAACTTGATTACGCTGTGGAAGTGATCGAACAAACTATCGCCTTTATGACTAATAATAAACGTATTCGAATCAGAAGTCAAGCTCTCTAGTATCTTTAAGAACTCTTCTGTACCAGTTGCGTCAAGCGACGAATCGAAGACCTCGTCCATGATAAGAAGATTAGTGGAAGCGCTATTACGTAGCTTAGCAATAGCACGCCAGGTAAACATAAGAGCAAGATCAATGCGCATCTTTTCTCCCTCGGAGAAAGAAGCATATGAAAAGTCGTCCCGGAATCTTGATTTGATTGTTTCATTAAATGATTCATCCAATTGAAAGTCTACAAAAAAGTCCAATGCTGATAGATACTTATTAATCAATTTGTTCATAACAGGTACATACTGTCGAATAATCTTAGTCTTAATACCTGTATCTTTTAGTAATTGTCCAGCAATATCTAGTACAGACTTTTCTTTAATCAGTTCTTGTTTACGTGCGTTATGCTTATTTAGCTCTTCTTCATATTTCACGGTATCTTCAGAGTTAGTATCAATCTTAGAAGCCTGATCTTGCAGGTTAGTAATTTCTTCACGTAGATCTTTAATGTATCTATTGTAGAACTTAATCTGCTGATTGTTTTCACTAATCTTAGTATTTAGGCTAGAGATCTGCTCGTTGAGTTTATTAATCTCTTCGATACGACTTTCTGTTGTAGTAATCTCTGTTTCTAGCTTAGTAAGTGCTTCTGTTAGTTCGCCGGATTTTGCTTCGCGCTTAGAGATAGTTTCGGTCTTAAATTCATGGTCAATGCCCTGCTTACATGTGGGGCAGTTATCATGATCGTGATAGAACGCCACTTCTTTTTTAAGTTTGCGTATCTTATCTTCAATTGTAGATTCCATCTGAACAAGTTTAGTCTTACGACCCAAGACCCTGGTTTCATCACAGACTTCTTCATTTAATATCTCCACTTTTTCTAAAAGTAAATCAGTATCAACAGATAGACTATCTAATCCTTCTTGATGTTCTTTAATCTTCTGTTGTTTCTGTACGATTAGATCATCGTTATTTGCTTTCAGTGTATCGATATGCTTAGTGTGCATTTCGATCTTCTGTTCACATAAGTTGATACTGTAATCTATTTCAGTTACTGCGGTCCGGTTATTTGCGATCTTATCTTTTAGGATGCTGTTCATTACGGAGAAGATCTGTATGTCCAAAAGATCTTCTACAACCTTGCGACGTTCAGATGCAGGTAACTGCATAAACGGAACATAGTTTGCCGAACCTAGTACAACAATCTGACTAAACGACTTAAAGTTTAGTTTAAGAATGTTCTTCTCTAGATGTTCCTGATATTCTCGTGCGTCTGCGTTCTGATCTAGTAGCTGCCCGTTGACTATAATTTCAAATACGTTAGGCTTAATGCCTCGACGAATCATATACTCTTTCTTACCAATAGAAAACTCTAGTTCAACTAATAGATTCTTTTGTGTAATAGAGTTAAGCAACTGTGGCTTGTTAATATTTCGAAAGGGTTTACCATACAGAGCAAAAGTCAACGCCTCGATAAACGTTGACTTACCCGCACCGTTTTGTCCTACTACCAGTGTCGACTTAGATTTAGTAAAAACAAGTTCAGTAAACTGATTACCTGTAGATAGTAGATTCTGATATCGTAGTTTTTTAAATAGAATCATTTATACGCCTTCGTTATAACCATGGCTGTATCCAGTTTCATATGCAGCCTTTAGCCAACCCAGCATCAGCGCTCTGTTTCGAACGGACTCACTTGCTGTTTTATCAACACCAGTTATTACATCAAGATCGTCATAGAGACGTTCAATGCGAAGACTATAGTTCTCGATTTCGTTTAACCATTGATCAAATGTCATAAGTTACTCCACATGTAATGCTTCACTGTACAGGTTTGTTAGAAAATTGTCAAGTTCTTTCTTAGTGACGTTTTTAGTATCGATGTTATCAACTACCTTACGTAGAATAGTTAGAGTATCTTCAGCCTCGTCAATAATATCGGAATCATCTTCTAAGTTAAGATTAAGATGATCTTCTACAATTTGTATGTCAGCCACTCCGGCTTTCTCCAACATATCTACATACATATCGAACCAATATGGATTATTTTTATTATGAACCACTATTTTAATAAACGTATTGCGCAGCTTATCAATATCTATATCCATAATTTCATGTTGGAGTTTATCAGTATCATCATAGTGTAATTTGCTAAACATACAATATGGATTAACAATAAACTTTAGATCACGAGTTTCTGTATCAAAGATATGGAATCCTCGCGGATCATTGTAATCAGACCAAGTCATTTCGTAAGGGGTTCCGAGATAATGAATATTGCCCTTAGACGAACGATGGTGGAAATGTCCCGAACCTACAATGTCAAATTTATCAAACATACTAGCGGACATGCCATGATCATGAAACACACCACGATACATTTCAAAGCCTGCTAGTTCTAAATGTCCAAATAGAATCTGAGCCTTAGTATTATCTATCGCTTGTTGGACACTTTCAAGATTGCTACTATTTACCCAAGGCAGCAAAACAATAGGAACATCGTCATAATATACTTCAGTGTATTCACTATATACGGATACATTATCATATTCGCCTAACAGTAGATGTGGCGAGTTAATTTCATTTGTGTTCTTATAGAAGGTATCGTGGTTGCCTACAAACACACTTAGATTAATATTATTTTCTTTTAGCGGATCAAAGAAGTACTGTCTGGATCTAGATAGTGTTAAGAAGTTAATATATTTGCGGCGGTCAAACAAGTCACCTAACTGGATTACTTCTGTAATACCTTCTTTCTCTAGATATGGAAAGAAAACAGTACTATAGAAACGTTCGAAGTAATCGTGGAAAGATGCTGCGTCGTTACGAGCACCAAAGTGTGTATCCCCTAATAAAGCAATTTTCATAGTATATCCCTTTACTCGGCGGGTTTATCTTCGCCTTCAATAAACTTTTCTAAACCTGTCTTACGCTTTTCTTTTTTAACAGTTTGTTTAGTTTCATATTTTTGTGATAAGTTAGCTAGCTTATCCATATCCATAGTAACAACTACTGCCTGGAAATGAGACTGATCATCTGGTGCCATTTCAACTAGAGTATTCATCACTAGAGAGTTTTCCATGGACTTGTATTTAATATACGACTGTTTCTTTTCTTTGTCAATACGTCTAATAAATGCGTAATACATGATCTGTGTAAAATAAGCAAAAGGATTAGTAGACTTATCCGGATTAAAATTATGTATGTACCGTAGACAGTTTTCGATAGCATCTCCAATCATTTCTTCACGGTATGTATAGCCGATAAAGTTCCTATTGGTAGATAGTCTATTAGCGATAAGCCAAATACATTTACCTATATAATCGTTAGCTCGTGGTAGTTCTTCCCCCGCTTCTTTAGCACGATTATACTCGTTAATATACTTAACCATTTCGGTGTATAATTTTTTGTTATCCACATAGTGATTTGACATTAATGGAGCCTCGAACCTGTAATGCTACGTAATGTATCGGTTAATCTATCCACGGTTTCTTCCTCTTCTGTCATGGCTATTTGCATCTCTGCAATTGATGTTTGAATTTGAACATCTATCATTGGGCGTGAAAACTTAGCTGCAAATTTACTTGCAACACCGTAATAATTAGCGAGTGTTTTCGACGGCTTATAATACGTTATAACATGAGATATCTTAATAGACAACCTATCTTCGTCTGATAACATCATACAATCACGGAGGCGCATACCATAGTCAGGGGATTCTATAATATACATTGGATCGACTAGAGTATAAGCATGCTCTCCGTGATCTGTTAGATCTCCGATAATCTCTTCGCCGTTAGTTAGTTTAAAAATAACTATCATTTTAATCCTACGTTGTAGATTTTATAGTCGAATTGTTCTGCGTCATATATCTTAGCACGTTCCTCGAAGTGTAGCATAGTGAAGTTCTTTGTTGCGCCTCTAGAAAGATTATCAACAATGTCATATAGTATAGCATGCGTTTTTTCGTCGTGTTGACGTAACATACGACCAATAGACTGTAAAACTTTAATCTTAGACTTAGAGGGGGATGCCGCGATCATATGGTGTAGTTTGTTAATACTTACACCTGTTGATGTAGTACCTAATGAAGCAACAAGTATTGCGTTTTCTTCTTCTTCGATCGCCTTACGTATCTCTTCTCTTTTAACGCCCGATACAGATCCATCAATATAAAAAGCATTAGAATGTTCTGCTAAAGATTTGTATATTGTTTCTCCGTGATCAGTCATTCTGAAGAATACTAACTTATTACCTTTCAAGGACAAAGTCAAGTTTTTAATGAAGTCTGTTCGATTCTGATAGTTAATAAGAAAGTCTACTTCTTCTGCGTAAGTTTTCTTACGAGTCTTCTGTAGTTTCTTATCATAAACAGCCTTATGAAACTCTTTAACAACTTCTTCAGGATACCTCAGAATAATACACTTAATCTTAATATCCGAAGCATGTCCCTGATCGATTAGTTCTCGAGTAGTAACAGTTTTATACTGCGCACCAAACAAACCTTCAATGGTATGTTGATTCAATGCTACGTTGTCTAGTGTACCTGTTGTTCCAAATCTGTACGGAGTTTGTTCCATGTTGGACAGGATTTTAACGAGGCTTGCTGCTTTTGCGCCGTGCGCCTCGTCACCGAATACAACTTGGAATTGTTTGAACCACTCTTTCGGCATTTTCGATTTACCGTTGTCGAGCGACTGCCAGGTAGAGATAACATGATTAGCGGGGATATCATTGTCTTTTAATAAACCTCCCATAGAAGTATCGATTGTGCCTTTAAAGCCATATGACTCAAAGTCAGATTTCAGCTGTCCAACCAGACTAATAGTAGGTACAATAATTAGAGACTTAGTACCATGTTTAATACGATACCATTCAGCTATTACGTAAATAATAAACGATTTACCTGATGATGTAGGAGATAACAGAGTACGTCTCTTAGAGCGCAGACACTTTACAATAGCATCAATCTGATAATCTCTAGTTTCCATCCAGTCCGGTAAATCTAGGGTTTTAATAAACTCACGCACTTCGTGTTCGGATACGTTGTCGTACGCTAGTTCATCACTAAAAGAAAAGGTATAGTCGTTGGCATCGCAGAACTTTTTAATACGCTGTGCTAAACCAGCATACACTATACCAGTAAGTGTATTCACTAGGCGGATTTTACCATCCCAGACACGCATCTTATACTTTGGATGGAATTTGTAGTTTTCTGCAAAGAAGGTAAACTTATCTGACAGTTCCATCATAATGCCAGGGTCACACCGCAGTCTACAGTGTACAGAATTTATTTGCTCTAAATGCACGTCAGTCATTAGCCACCACTTTGGAATTTGATCCAATTGAGTGCTGTGTTAATTTGAAACCCACGAGCCATAACGGTCTTAATAATAGATTCCAACAGCTCAATTTTTTCATGTTGAATGCCGATTTTAAGGGATAACGTGATAACTTCTTTATCAGCGTCAATATATGTATTAGCGTCTGCTTTAAGGACTTTACCAATAGGAGGCAACTGCCAACCACGTTCTTGTGTTTCCCTAGTAGGTCCTTGTGTGTAAAACTCAAACTTCTCTAGCCGAAGTTTCTTTAGTTCGGATTCGAACTTACGCAACAATAGGCGTTCGTTAGTATAGATCTGATGATATTTGTGGTGTAATTTAGAAATCTTTAGGGATTCATTACCAAGTTCATTACGATCAATGTTGGAGTCTTCGCCCCACATTTCAAAGATGGATTCTAGTTTCATTTCATACCTTTAAAGATACATACACATTGTTCAATGTAACGTATTTTTTCTTTAAAGTCAACCTAATAAAGAATAATAAAATCTATTAAAGTTAAATGTTGCAGAAACAGTGATATATTGTACATCGTCTAGATTGGAGGCAAAATCCACGCCCGATAGAGAGGTAGGGAAGACATCCGTAAATCTTACATTTAACTTAGGCTTCATTGCACTATCTAGGATTATTACCGAGCAATCCGCTCTAATATTTTCATACTGTTGTAAACCTTCTGGATAACCTAGGCTTTCCATCCAATTAAAAATTTCTAGATAATCTGAGAAATTTTCTCCGACAAGAAAACTAACATCTAAGCCACCATAGCTAATATTGCCTGGATGGTTTATACGTACAAATGGAGTTGCTTGTGTAGGAGCACCTAAGGTCAACCCAGGTATGGTTATAGATTGTACTTTATACTCTACTTTAGGAGTAATACTCAACTTAAATTTATAATTGAGTTTTGACGCATTATTGTTATCGAAGGACACCATTTCACTTGACCTCTAAGCTGTAACCTGTATAATCTTATATGTAGGTTATGAATATCTTTAATCACATTATTTATAGTCAATAAAAAGAGGGAGTCCTTTCGGACCCCCTCAGTTTTTTTATTACGTTTATTGTTATAAACTTCAACAATCTTACATAAGGTTGCTGATGATAACACGACGATAATATTGGTTGCTATCTTCAACAAGACGACCTTCACCAGCGGTTGTACCTTCTGCGAATGGATTTGCAACCATTCCGTAGCGGGTCTTGAAGCCAATCTTTGGTTGGAATGTGCTTGGATCTACTGCACGAACCATCTGTAGTGGAACATATGGGCAGTAGAATAGACCAGCGTCGAATGCGCTTGAACCCTTGTAACCAACAACCATGTAGTTGCTGCCTGCATATGGATCAATGTACACGCGAAGACGGCCGTTAAGAACACCAGCAAATGTGTTGCCTGTGTCATCAACATTTAGGTTGTTGCTGTTTAGAGCTGGTGCGTAATCAAGAACACCTGCCATCTGAAGTGCTGAAGCAACGTCGGATGAACAAATGATTACGTTACCCTTACCACGTCTGGTGCCCTTTGCGATCGCGTTAGCTTCACGCTCTACCTGGAACATAAGACCCTTGAACTTTTCAACTGACCAACGGCCATTTGAGTCTGTGTCAAGATCGAATAGACCAGTTGTTGTTGTACCTTCTGCAGCACCCTTAACAGCGCTTACAACGATTGTACGAATAACTTCACGGTTGATTTCTGCAAGAATTTCTGCTGATAGAATGTTTGAAAGTTCTGTTTCAGCGTCTAGGCCGTGAATTGCCTTTAGATCCTGTGCAAGTTCTAGTGAGTATTCAGCCTTTAGAGCACGTGACTTAGCAGTTACAGAAACCTTCTCGATTGAGAAAGCCATTTCTGGGAAGATTGATGTTGAGTCTGTGCCGAGCTTTTCAGCTAGTGAAGTCTGCATACCACCAGCAAAGTTATAAAGACTGTTTGATGCGTTTGAGTTAGCAGATGGTGTAGTACCTACGTTGGTATTAGCACCACCAACAGATGTCGCACCACTGGAATAACCAGCGTCTGAGTTAGAAGCGTTTGCACCACCACGAGCTGAACGACCGGTGTTAACTTCGTTGTAGAATGTTTCTGTACCTCCCTGTGTATCATAACGTGCACGCATTGCGAAGATAAGGCCTGTTGGACCTGTCATTGGCTGAACACCGCAGATATCATACGCAATTAGGTTTGGCATTGCACGACGAACTAGTGAGATAAGCACTGGATCGAAGTTATCAATGTTTGCGTTTGGTGAAGTGTTGTTGGTTGGAAGTGCTTCTGAAAGTAGACCTGTACCGCTCATAGAAGTTGCACGAGATTCGCGAATTGCGTTTTCTGTGTTTTCTAGGATCTGTGCAGTTACAGCACGCTTGTGGCTGTCGCCGATTGTTGGAAGATCTTCGTGCTCGAGGATTGGCTTCCACTTATTCTGAATTGATTCGTCTAGATATGACATTTCTTCTTCTCCCTTAATAAAAGCTATATGTAGCTATTATATTTATAAAAATAATTATTTCACTGATTTCTTAATTGCGTTCATATACATGTCCATTCCTGGAGCAGTATATCTGTCGGCTTTTTCTTCGCCGTCATCGCCATCAATTTCTTCAGTAATAAAACCTGAACCTGTTGAAGCTGATTTCTTATTGAAATAGTTTTCCTTAACGATTTCTAGCTTACGACGATATGAATCGGCATCAGTATATTCGATACCTTCTGACAGTGTACGAAGCTTTTCAGCCTGTGTTACTGCAAGACCTTCGGAAACTTCTTCTAGTGTAGCTTCTTTAGTAGCTTCTTCAATAACACCTTCTAGTTCTAGCTTAGTGTCGATTGTTTCGTTTAGCTTTTCCTTGAGTTCGTCAAGTTCTGCCTTCATTTCTGCTACTAGATCGATCTGTTCGTCTGGAACACGAATATAGTGCTCTGAAAATAGACCTTGTAGACCCTGAATGAAGTTTTCTGCAATGTCTGCACGTAATGTGCTTTCAACTGCGAGCTGATTTTCTTCCATCCAGTTTTCTACAACATAGTCGAGATACTGGTCTAGCTTTGCTGAAACATCTTCGAATACCTTAGATGCTTCTTCTTGAAGCTTTGTTTCATACTCTTCTTCTAGAGATTCTAGAACAGCTTCGAATTCTTCCTGAAGACGTGTTTCTTCTAATGTGATACGTGTATTGACAGCTGCTTCAAAAACAATGCTTGCCTTTTCACGGAAGTCTTCTGTTAGTTCGTCACCGCCGAACATGTCGTCGATGTCTTCCTTCCAAGCGCCTGTGCCTTGTGCAGCTGAAGGCTTCGCATCTACAGTAGAGCGATTCTTAGCTGAATTGTCCACTGCACCTGGTGCCTTGTTAGCGCCAAATTGTGCCTGCACATCGTTGAATAGGTTTGAAAGATCTTCCTTACCAAGCTGTGCTAGAAGTGAAGTGAAAGTAGCAAGGGTCTCAGCCTTGGTATCTCCACCACCTGAGCCAGCACCAGGGTGTAGTGTATCAGCAGCCGAACCTTCATCGATCTGTTCGGCTACTACATTTGGGTTTCCAAGTGAAGGACCATGTTTATGATATTTGGATGCAATACCCCATAATTTATCGTGCCAAAATTCACCATGAACTGGATGCCTATATCTATCGCGTGCGCGACTATAATTTAATTTCATATCGGCATGGTCTGGATGTGTTAATTTAACTGCTCCAGTTGTACTACTTTGATGAATCTTTAAACCCGGATATTTTTTAGAATCGATAATTTTATCATACGCTTCATCGATCTGTTCGATATCTAGTTCAGTGTTATCTACACTGTTAGTTTCCTTCTCTGACATTATTATACTCCTTTAAAGTAGATAATTTTAATATATTTATTAAAACGTAATTTTTGAAAGTTTGTTTAAGTAATTCTCAAAAATCTGTAGCTTTCTCTCTTCAAGTGAGCGAGAGGAAACGGCTCTTTCGATTTGCTTCTTGGTCTGCTCGGCAAGGTCGACTGCTTTCCAACCTGCCTTTGTGTCATAGATCCAATCAACAGATTCCATAATTCCGTTTACGAAAGCACCTGGAGCTGACGGATCTGCAACAATGTCTGCCGCAGTTGCCAATCTGAAATCATCCTGTACTTCGTTGATGCCTTCTTTGTTCATCTTCAGCGAACCCATGCCGCGAGACGATACGCAGATC